TGGCTAAGTTTGCTTCGGCGGAAGCTTTTGCTTGTTCGTTAATTGTTATCTCGTCTTCTTCTTCTTGCTGGTCTAACACTGTTGGTGGGTAAAGCGCGGCTCCTTCTGTCTGCAATCTTCGCAATTGTTCTTGTGATCTTGGTATAGATGCTTGAAGATTCGCTCCATATGGAAAAGTCTCACTGCTAAACTGTTCGCCGTCGTCGCCGCTGTTCCACCCTAGGGGGTGTTCGTGAATTACACCAAAATCAAGGTTTAGTTCGATCATTTTCGGCAATATGTTTCCGCCGGCATACTCAAACACACCAAAGTCAGGATTTTCTATATTATGAGCAATCGATAAGTTTTTAACGAATCCCAATAGACCGGATCCAGTGATGTCATCCGAAGTATTTCGATCGAAGATTCGACCAGGACCCATGCCCGAGTCCAAAGCCTCGTAAGTGTAGCCTTCGTCGGAGAACAGGTCGTTAACGTTAACTGAGGATTCCCCTGCAGCGGCTCCAACGTTTGAAGCTAAGTTCATAACCCTCATTCTTATTAAGGGAGACTGAGAGATAGTAGAAGAATTGTCGACATCTGTATAAGACGGATACAGGTAACTGATTAGTTTTTGTATTTTCGCAAGATTCTCGAAAGCTTCACTTTCAGAGGCTGCTGGGACGTTCAATCCTAGCGTGATACTTCTTGAGTTCTGCTTAAACATCCGAATCGGGTCCACTCTACCATAAACTGATTCTTCTGACCAATCAGAGTTGAATGATTCATTAAATGCGGTTATGAATGCTTTAAAGAAGACAGACTTTCCGCTTGGAACGTGCTGGAAACTGACTGTAAAGCCTTTGTTTGCCATGGCATCGGATCCGTCGACCAATTGCGGCTTCGCCGGCGTTTGCTTCGGGTCACCTATTAGCTTAAATGCATTAAAATAGTTATCTGCCATTTTTTAATCCTTTGTTCATGTTCTTTCGTTGGCGCAGTCGAGGTACAGTTGTCCGTTTTCCGCTCTCGTAATATCTATAACTTTGTTTTCGAATACTTGACCATCCAAGACAAAATTAACTGTCAACTTTGCCGCCCCGCTAGCGCTACTGCCTGTTGCGTTGGCAGCGGAAGCAGCAGGAGTTGCAGCAGCTGCAGGGGCTGCCGCCACAGCTGTCATCGCCATAGCAAGCGGCGCAATCTTGAGTGAACTAACTTCGTTAATGGAACCCGCGATCTCAGCAAATCCGGTTTGAATAGATAACATTTTGGCTTTAGTGATGTTGCCCATAGCGGTGAACACCCCCTCCATCTTATTAGCCATTATATTACCGACAGACGATAGGGTGGTTACTCCCAGAATCGACAACGGGTTACCTAATGCTGCTAGCGATCCCGCGAGAGTGTAAAAAGATAGGGCTAACGCGCCCACTCCCGTAGCAAATTCATATATCCCTCCGCCGGCGTTTGCAAATTCGACTAAGCTCTCGACGATCCCACCCATTCCTTCTATCAATTGACCGATACCTGCTGCGGCGATCCCAATACCAGCACCAATCAACAGAATTGCTGCACCGAAGGGGATAAGACCGGCGGCCGCTGTTGCTGTGGCGGGAGCTAGACCCGCTAAGGCATATATAATAGCGCCAATGCCTCCAGTAATCACGCCCGTAGCGATGAGCGCTTCACCACTCAAGCCCTTAAGTGATTCCGCCATGTTTCCAATTCCGGTGGCTGCCAAGTAGATTCCTCCACCTATCAAAACAACTGCTGCGCCAAACGATAGCATATTAAGCGCTGCTGTACCAGCTGCTTTCCCAGCCCCAGCGGTGATTTCGGTTCCTCGTTTCTGAGCGCTGTTAAGGGCTTCTTGGGCAGCTGTCTGAGCTATCAGACTTTCAGTACTCACTACTGTTCTGGCGGTGAGGATGGTCTGAATTCCATTATACAGACCCAACCCGAAGGAAAGCGCTTTCAGACCGATGGCGACCTTAAGGATGGTCTCGCCGTGCTCTTGCATAAGCTTAGCAGCGGACTCGATATGTTCAAGATAATCTATCATAAGTTCAGAGTTATCAGCGAACATTGCATTTATCTTTTCTTGAACAGTCATCAGATCTTGTGCGCGTTGCTTTTGCTCAATAAGGGCGGCAGCTGACTCATTTGAGGAGCCAGACATCATATCCATATTGCCTGACATCATAAGAGCCAAGTCGCCGACATCCGATAAACCTAGAGAGTTTGTATAAAACTGCTTTTGGTAATAAGACATATCATCAAATGACAACCCAGTGCTTGTAATAGCATCTCTGATCATCCCAAATCGTTCTGCTGGATCTGTTGCCATCATTAGATCCATTGCGTTAACAAAGTTTCCACCCAGTGCTGCGTTAAGCTGTCCAGCCTGCTCTGCGGCTCCTTCAAAGGTATCAAACTTGTTTGTGATTGCTAACACCTTTTCCATTTCCATACCGGTGATCTTGGAGATTCTTGCAAGATCTTTGAATGCTTTGCCGGCTTGGGTACCAAACTTAGAGAACTGTGGACCCATCGATGCAAACTTTGCGGCTAGTTGTGCGGGCGGAACACCAAGAGCTTCTGCTGTTGCAGCTAGTTCTCTCTGGTATCCTTCTGCTTGCATCGATGTCATACCCATCATCTTCGTGGCATTCTGCATCCCACTTGCGAAATCCCCATTGGCGATCCCGTAGGCTCTCTCTAATGTTGTTGCTGTTTCTGCGATCGCCTCCTGTTGCGTGCCGGCTATCATTGTGAAGTCTGTGAAACCTGTGGCTAGTGCTCCATACGCTTTCGTGACATCTTCTACTGACGCGCCATATTGGTTCATCTCTTTGTATAGAGACTTAATTTGATCTTGAGAAGCCTCCCCTAATGCATACTGCTTTTCGAAAGCCTTTGACTGTTTATCATAGCTCACTAGTAGTTCATGAATAGAGCTTACTTGCTTATCAATGAACGAGGTAGCAGCGGAGTCAGCTAATCTCATTGAGGTCGCCATCACAGACTTCATAGCTGCGCCCATGTCTTCTGTGGCAACTTTTGCCATTAAGACCGCCTGAGTAACCTTTCTTGACAAGCCTGTCGACATATCGAGGCTTTTATTAAACTCCTTCGAAGCGTCAAGCATAGCATTTTGAGCATCTAGTCTTTTCTTAAGCTCTGTAACTTCCCGCGCACCCTCCGCTGCGGCTTCTCCTCCGAGTTGCAGTTTCTTCTCGGCTAGTTCTATTTCCCTCCTTGTTAGCTCTGCTGCAGCCTCTCGCTTGAGTATGTTACTGTCGAGGTTTGTGCCTATTTTACTCAAGCCTGCGATGTATTTCTCTTGAGCCCTAATCGAATCTTCGATTGCTTCTACACTCTGCGTGCGCAGTTTGATTTCATTTTCGAGATCTGCGATAGCCTCTTTGTTTAAATCATTGTTTTCAGCTATGAGTTTGGCTAGTTTTTCCCGCAACTCCACCAGTGTGAGGAGCTTATCTTGTTCTGACATATTTGTACTCCTCTCTTTGTGTTTCGCGCTATGCTTTGTTAATTAGTCTGCTTAAGTAATTAGTTAATAACGAAAAAAGGACAAGAAACCAACGCTCTTGTCCTTTTCATTTATTAGCTAACTAATCTTATACTTTTATCAAGAGCGAATGCTCTTATCTCTTCATTCTGTCTGCTAACTCTTTTGGCATTTGTGGTGAGTTAAACGCCGTTAAATCTTGAGAACCACTTCTGCCCTTCGAAGACTTTTCTGCAGCCTCCTGCTCCATCTCAAGCTGTTTAACGAGCCTCTTAACAAACCAAAGCCTCAAACCAATTGGCAAATTGTATGCCTCTGAAAACGACCAACCGCCTGAATATTTTAAAAAGAAGAACTGCTCATAAATGTTCTCCATATACTCAGCGGTCAGGCCAAAAAAAGTCCGCTGATAGCGGCACCTCCATGTCCTGTTCGTGACCGCACTCTCCGCACTCAAAGTTTTGAGTTAGATCGACGTTTGGTGCCACGTGGCGGTAAGATGAGCGCAAGTGGCGAGCATCAAGGGATGGAATGTTCTCAATTAGATAACTGACTGCTTGCATTGAATCGTCTCCGTTAACAGAGACAACCATATTACGAATTTGTGTTGTGATAGCCTGCTCCGGACGCTTTCTCTTACGAGCCGTCTCAAGCTGGTTAACCATATTCTTTTCATCTACACCGGTTAAGAGCCTAAACGTGGTCTGCACCCTAGTCTTCGGCAAAGTTGTTGTAAATGTGCCGTCGTCATTATCGATGATACCTAATGCTTCAGCAGTATCTCCGCCATATACGTCAGCGTCACTCAAATCAAAGTTATATTCTTGAACCGCTCCACAGGATGGGCAGCCAACCTTAGTCTTGTATTCATTTCCATAGCCGGAAATACGAGCAGCAATAATAATTGCGTTACGATCTCCTACGAGCATTGAATCAGGATTTATTCTCTTATTGACAATAAGGCTCTGAATAACACGCTCAATAGCAACGCCGCTCTTTAGAAGAGTTCTAGACGTTAGCATATCCTCTTCTTTTGCAGTCATCTGCTTAATCTCAATTGTGGTCTGCCCATGTAGTGGGTGGGTTTCTGGATAGAACCTACCTCCCGATGGCATCTCCACAAACTCTGTTGGAACAACAAACGAGAAACCTGGGGTTTCTTGATGAGCTTGTGGAGGGGCAGAGTTATCTTGTGGGGTCGGGTTCCCCATTCGATCTCTATTACGTGACAATATACACCTCTTCTTTTTTATTTATTATATCACAAATCTATTAGACATTAAAGAATTCTTGACCGCCGCCAACTGTTGCAGATGATTCGCCGGCTGTCTCAACACGAGCCCAGTCATACCGAAGACTAACAGAGATCTCTGTCAAATCATCGTTGCCGTACTCTAGGTTGTCACCATACTTGACTTCTGTAACAAAAGAGTTCCATAGTGTCCAAGTTTCAAGTGGGTTACCATCTGAATCAAGCTGAGTAATGATAACTGTACCAAGAGCCGCTGCAGACTTCGCCTTAGAGATACTTGTCATTGTCTCGGCGTCTGTAGGGGGAGTATACCCGGAGCCCTGAATGATTGCTGATAAGGTAGCAGTCAGATCTGGATCAACTGGGTCGACCATAGTCACAGTAATTGGTTCCCAAGTAACATTACCTGGGTAGTAAAAAGTGTGGTTTAGGTACTTATGCTCAGCTGCGTTAATTGCAAATGATGGCTTTCCACAAGACTTGGCGTACCAAAGCTTAGCTCCACCTTGAGCAGCTTGAATTCCTTGGAATTCAACAGAGAATCTAAAGTTTCTCTTTGGATCGTTGAGAGAAGCGTTCTCTCCGAAATTTTCAGACCAGAATGGCATGTTGGGTTACTCCTGTTAATCTATTTTTAAGTAGTGATTCGGGGGGAAATTCCCCCGACATTTTATCAATCATCAAACGAGGCACCGGTTGAGGCAACCACGAAGTCAATCGCGATGTACTCAATGGCACGTGCTGGTTTGACCATAATCTTCGCATACATGATGTTCTGATCAATAAGGTCTGGGGTTGTTGTTGTCTCGTCGAGAATCAAGCGGTAATCAGTGATACCGAACTGAACCTTAACATTTGCTAGGAACGGCTCAACTAGTGACCTAAAGCGGTTCCAAGTAGACTGCACGTTCTGCTCGAATAGAACCTGAGTAGAGAGAATGGAAATCTGCTTCTTAAGGTAGATTACCAATCGTCTTACATTGATTCTATCAAGAGCCGACTGGTTCTCCTGAAGAGTCTTCTGTCCAAACGCTACAATGCCGGTAGAAGGGAAAGAGGCGATTGGGTTAATGCTAGCCTCGTACAACTTGTCTCTCTCCTTGGATGTTAGTCTCTCAGTTACGTTCGTAACTGGGATTCCTGCTGCACCATCAGAAAGACCGCCGCGATTGAAGCCGGCTGGAGCATACCAAAGGTGGGTGGAAGCCTGAGAACTAGC